GAGGACCATTGATGTTAGCCCTACCTGCAATCAAGACAGCTAACTTAACAGTAGAGTTAATATTAGAAAATGCACAAATGTCTATATCTGGAATGTATCAAGTAGAAGATGATGGGGTTATTAACGTTGATAATATTGCTTTGATTCCAGGCACAATCATACCAAAAGCGCCTGGATCTGCTGGATTACAGCCAGTAGGACCAGCAGGAAACTTTAATGTAAGTGATTTGGTACTTAGAGATATGAGGACTAATATCAAAAAAGCTTTATATAACGACATGTTAGGCAATCCTAACGAGAAAACACCTATGTCTGCAACTGAAGTAGCAGAAAGACAGGCAGATTTATCGCGTCAAATAGGCGCAGCATTCGGTAGGTTGCAATCAGAAATGGTTGCACCAGTACTACAACGAGTAGTTTACATCCTTAAAAAGCAAGGAAGAATTAAAATACCTAAAGTTAATGGCAGAGAAGTTAAGATTCAGTCATCAAGTCCATTAGCACAAGCTCAACATCAGCAAGATGTTGCTACAGTAGACAGATTTTTAGCTATGATACAAGGCAGAGTTGGTCCAGAGTTAGCCAATATACTGGTTAAACAAGACGAAGTTGCTAAATTTGTAGCTAAAAAACTAGGAATTCCTGAAAATCTAGTTAGATCACAGGAAGAAATGCAACAATTTGCACAACAAATGCAACAAATGATGCAACAACAACAGTCACAGGAGCCACAAACTCCTGAATCATAGGAGGTAATCATGCCATACGGCAAAGGTACTTATGGTTCTAAGGTAGGCAGACCGCCAAAAAAAACGGTTAAATCACCTAAAAAACCAATGAAAAAACCAAAAAAATAGGAGTCAAAATGACAGAGAAAAAGCCCAATATTCTTATTGGTTTGGATAATATCCAAAGGAAACCACAAGATGAGGAGAACTTAAATACTTTGTTTTACAAACTGTTCACAACCACAGGTGGAGCTGAAGTATTAAGATACCTTAAATCTTTAACTATAGATGCAGTAGCTGGTCCAGAAATATCAAATGAATCGCTAAGACATTTAGAGGGACAAAGATATCTTGTTGGTCTTATACAAAGACGTACTAACAAAGGGTTAAGTCAAAATACTATAAAGGAGAAATCAAATGGCTGAAGAACAAGTAACACAAGAAGCAGTAGAAACTGCACCAGCAGAAGATGTTTCACGTGAAACATCTGATGTACCAGTAGCGGAACGACCAGAGCATATTCCTGAAAAATTTTGGGATGCTGATACTGGCGAAGTAAAACTAGATGATTTAGCTAAGTCTTATATCAATTTAGAAAAGTTTTCTACAGGTAAAAAAGACGAAATGAAAGAGCAGTTACTAGCTGAACTGCAATCTGAAGCAACTGAGGGACTACCTGAAGATCCAACAGGGTACAAACTACCTCCATTAGTTGAAGGAATTACAGAAGAAATGGTCGAAGAAAATCCTTTAACTGGATGGTGGAGAGAACATTGTCATGATTTAGGTATGCCTGAAGAAGTATTTCAACAAGGCGTAGAAAAATATGTAGACATGATGATTGGTAGTCAACCTAATTTAGAAGCAGAGGCTCAAAAACTAGGAGAAAATGCTAATGAAAGACTAGATGCTGTTACAGCGTTTGCACAGTCTGTATTTCCTCCAGAAGAATTTGAACTCATCTCTAGTACATTAGGTCAGTCTGCATTGGGGGTTCAAGCCCTCGAAAGAATGCAAGATGCTATGAGGAGTACTCTTTCTAGGTCAGAACAAGTAGCTCAACCTGAGCGTGCATTATCTGTTGAGGACGTAAAAAATATGATGAAAGATCCAAAATATTTTGATCCAAGACATAGAGACGCTAACTTTGTAAAAAGAGTAGACGATATGTGGGCTAGATTGAATGCAACAGGACAAATCTAGACTGTATGTAGAAAAAGGCACACCGACTCATGCATTTGAATTAGCTAAAAAGTTAAGAAAACAAGACATTGAGGAGTGTGCCTTAGCTGGCAATACACCTGAACAATCACTAATAAACCCATTTAGGTATCGTAGAGACAACGTTAATACCTATAGTGTGCTTAAAAATGACGAAGTAGTTTGTATGTTTGGCGTTGTTTCTACAGCAAATGACATAAAAAAAGGCACAGTTTGGTTTCTTGCATCAGATAAAATTTATGATGACTGGAAATATTTTACAAAAAGAACTAAAAAGTGGGCTAATTTTTTTCTATCTGACTATAAATTTGTATATAACTTTGTACCAAAAGACAATAAAACAACAATAAAGTGGCTTAAATGGTTAGGTTTTGAGTTTTCTGATAAGGAAATTGTTGTCAGAGGTGTCAAAGTGTTGTATTTTTACAAGTATATACGAGGGGTATATAAAGATATACAGCCCATAATAGGGGACATCGGTCCTAAATGGATAACCGATCTAAGCTAAAGTGGACAACTGTTAGTTTAACGATTAACAATTTGGAGGCTTAATAATGGCAACGCAAATTAGTAACGCGTTTATTAAGCAGTTTGAAGCCGAAGTCCACATGGCTTATCAAAGGATGGGTTCCAAACTGCGCAATACAGTGCGTAATACAAATAACGTTACAGGCAACCAAGCAAGATTCCAAAAGGTTGGTAAAGGTTCAGCGTCTACTAAATCTAGACATGGACAAGTCAACACAATGGAAGTTACACACTCTACAGTAGATGTAACATTGAGCGACTACTATGCTGCCGACTATGTCGATAGTTTAGATGAACTCAAAACAAACATCGATGAGAGACAAGTGTTAGCTCAATCTGCTGCGGCTGCTTTAGGGCGTAAAATGGATCAATTAATTATTGATGTACTTGACGCTGGTTCTAACTCAAACAACGTGGCTCATGGTTCAGCAGCTTTAACATTGGCTAAAGCACTAACCGTATATGAAGCATTTGGTGAGGCAGATGTACCAGACGATGGTCAAAGATACTTTGTTGTATCACCTGCTGGATGGGCAGATTTATTACAAATCGACCAATTCAGTAGAGCAGAATATGTAGGAGAAACTGACCTACCTTACGCTGGCGGAATGACAGCTAAGAGATGGCTTGGTTTCTTATGGTTTACTCATTCTGGTTTATCAATTTCTAGTACAACTAGAGACTGTCATGCATACCACTCTACATCTGTAGGGCTTGCAACAGGTTCTGATGTACGTACAGAAATGAACTATGTACCAGAAAAAGTAAGTAATTTAATCACATCATACTTTAGTGCTGGAGCTGTCATGATTGACAACGATGGTGCTATTGAATGTCAGATAACTGAATAAGGAGGTTAAACATGGCTTTATCATCAGATAATCTTAAAAAGATAGCTGGAGGTGGCGATCAGAACCTATTTATTTATAACAGTTCTGACGCTGTGGCTACAATTGCTGGTTCAGGTTACTTTAACGATGTAACTGATAACCTAAAACAATTTGATGTAATCTTAGCTGTAGGTAGTACTGGTGGTACTGCAACAGTAGATGTATTGATTGTTTCAAGTGCAACTGGAGCTACAACAGTGACAACTACAAACGGAACATAATGTTTCAGGGGCAGGTTCTCATTTTCCCTGCCCCATTTTAAATTATGACAGATAGTAAATTTGATATATGTTCCCAAGCATTGGTACTTATAAGTGCTAACACTATATCTTCGTTTACTGAAAACACAACAGAATCAAAAGTAGCTAATCAACTATACGAATCTACACTAAAGAATTTATTGACCAGATGTCGTTGGAGATTTGCTGCAAAACAACAACAATTATCTAGAGACACGACTGCGCCAACAGCTAGGTTTGATGCTAAATATCCATTACCATCAGATGCTCTCATGATAAACACAGTAACAATATCAGACAATGTTATTTCATATGATCGTTATGAAAACGACATATATTGTGATGCAACATCTAGTGATATTGTAGTGGCTGACTATACCTTTAGACCGAATGAAGCGGACTTTCCCCCTTATTTTAAACAGACTTTAGTATTTGAATTAGCATCTTTATTTGCAGGTGCAATAGCTAGAAACGACAGTTTGTCTCAGTTATATCAAAACAGAGCCATAACTCAATTAGCATATGCTAAAGCTCAAGATTCTCAATCACAAACTACACGTAGAGTTGAGGTTGATAGATTTAGAAATAGGAGAAATACAGGAGCAATGACGGTTAAAGCTGTAGTTGAGTCATAATGCCAATAACAAGAGTTCATCAATCTAATTTTAACAGAGGCGAAATAGATCCAAATCTTGTCGCAAGAAACGATATTAGCGCGTATGGTTCAGGACTAGATAAAGCAAGAAACGTTATCCTTAATAATCAGGGTTCAGCAGAACGTAGACCAGGAACAGTATTTAGAGCAGATTTAGGTGAACAAACACGGCTAGAACGATTTATATTCAACGAAAATCAAGAATATATATTTGGTTTTCAGAATACAAAACTTAAAATTTATTCAACTAATGGGACTTTACTACAGACTATAACAAGCTGTTCATGGACAACCGCAGACTTATTTGAGTTAAATTATGCACAGCAAGGCGATACTATGATTGTAGCTCATGAATCATTTATGCCTGTATTAATAAAAAGAACAGGGGCTACAACATTTGCTAAGAGTACATTTGCATTTGATAGCAGTATAGATGATAAAAGAATATTTCAACCATACTTTAAGTTTGCTGCATCAGATGTAACACTAGATGCTAGTTCATATTCAGCAGGCACAGGACGTACAGTAACTGCCAGTAGTAGTTATTTTACATCTGATTATGTTGGTACTACTCTAGAAATAAATGGCACAGAAGCAACAGTAACAGGATATACATCTGCAACAGTATTAACTGTAACTCTTAAAGATGACCTGAGTATTGAGTTAGATCCAGATCCATTTGCAACACAACAAGGTAACAAAACCATTAAAGTAACTCATGTAGCTCATGGACTAGATGATGGAGCATCAATCAATATATCTGGAGCAGAAGAAATACTAGATTCTGATGGTAATGGTATTGCAAGTAGTTCATTAAATGGAAACTTTACCATTACTACAATAGACCAAGACCACTATACTTTTACTGCTGGAGGTATAATTAATGCAACAGAATCTGTAGATGGTGGTGGCGCTAGGGTTGTTATCAAGTCTCATGCACCAACAAGAGACTGGAAAGAACAAGTCATATCAGCAGTACATGGTTATCCTAAAGCTATAGCATTTCATGAACAAAGGCTTTATTTATCTGGAGTAACAGATATTCCTGATTTACTTGCAGGATCTAAGATATCAGACTTTTTTAACTTTGATGTTGGAGATGGCGAAGATGCAGATTCAGTTCAAATACAAATAGCATCTAATGAAATAAATGAAATACGACATTTGGTATCTAGTAAAGTATTAGAGGTGTTAACAAATACAGGTGAGTTTTATCTAAAACCACCAGTAGGCAAGCCTGTTACACCAGCAGATATACAACTCGTAAGACAATCTAACTTTGGCGTACAAAGACTAGCAACACCTAGAATATTTGATAGTGCAACTATATTTGTACAAAACAATGGTAAAACAGTAAGAGAGTATTTATTTAGCTCATCATTAGAAGAATTTTCATCAGGACCAATTAGTATTGAATCTAATCATTTAATATCTAGTCCTGTTGATAGTGGCAGTATTACATCTATTGGCAACAAACCTGAACAGTTTTATTTCTTAGTCAATAATGATGGTACTATTGCTGTGTATTCATCTCAAAGAGTACAAAAAATATTAGGATGGTTTCTATGGGAGACAGATGGAGTTGTTGAATCTATAACAACGACTACAGATTTTATTTATATTGCAGTAAAAAGAACAATAAACTCATCAGATGTATATTATCTTGAGCAGTTTGCTACTACAGTATTTGATGTACCAACAGATATGACAGTTACAAAAACGGTGTCGTCTAGCTACCAACCTCATGGCTCCCCGCTACTTAATGGCAATATAACTAGCAAGGCGACACTCATTGTAGATGGATTTACTAATGCACCAAACACAGGTGAAACATTTCAGTTTGGTGGTACAGGAACTACTTATACCATACAAAGCGTTACAGCAACAGGTAATAGTGGAGAATATGCTATAAGCATAGATCAAGCAGTTAGTCAGTCAGATAACACAGCATTACAGTTTGTAACTAGCAGAACATTTACAGGATTAACATCTACACCTGATATGAGAGGCAAGGTAGTTTATGGAACTTCTGGCTCGAGTGAGGGTGCGGACGTATACTACTATGGCAGTGGTACTGTTAGTGCATCTGGAGTTGTTGTTTTTGATATTCCTGCATCTGCTTTAGATATAGGACTATCGAATACACTACAAATTAAAACACTTCCAGTAGAACCACAAATAAGAACATCAAGCAGTACTACTACATTAACTGCATATCCACGTAAGATTTCGA